ACGGTACTGCATACCTACCAAGTTATCAAGAGGACCCATTGCATATAGGTTGTCAGGTCGTTCTCTCCAACCAGCATGGAAGACAGGTGACTTACCTAACCAGCTAGGGTTCTGTTCATTGGTGAGGATGTATGAACGGTCAACAACTGTAATGATACGGTTCTTGTGGAATGTATCAGTATCTTGGTCATATATGTCACCGTAAAATGTTAAGACTTCAACATACTCAGACTCATAATATTCCTGTAGGGATGAGAACCCATCTGCAATAAATGCTTGTGACTTAGCTACGTCAACATCGTTACCACTCGCAGCTGAACGGTTGACCAACATCTTATCGAAGATTTCTTCCATGTACTTGTTGTCAACTGTTTCAGCAATCTTACGTTTGATCTCACCTGTTGTCATAATAGATCGGACAATCTTAGGAGAGTTATCGAAGTCAGGTGCTAATGGATTAAAACAAATATCGAAAGGTGATATACGTACTAGCTTAGGGCCTATGTAGTTGACAACCCTTTCACCATCTTCATACGTTGTATAGTCTTTGACAAAATCAATAGTAGCAAAGCAGTTACCATACTGGATGTAATCGTTGAGTATCTTGCTTGTTGTATTCTCGAAGTTAGACTGACGAACCTTGTTATCCATATAAGCTTGGATGACATCTCGTTTAGCTTTAGTGTTAGACTCTTGGTCTTCAGCTTCGAATCTGAACCAACGTTTCTGTGGAAACAAAGCTGAGAAGTAGTTAGCATGTAAGTTGTCAGCTATCTGTGTCAGCTTAGGTGTTGTCGTACTGTTAGTCCAAGGTAACTTAGAGTTAGATGTTGTACGAGTATCTGTAGCATAGATATAGTTACGTAACTCTTTCCATTCCTCTAGCTTAGGTTTTCTAGAATTATTCCATGATGTCCAACGGTCTGCAATATCAACTGCTACACTGTGAGGATTAATAATATTTTCGATGTCAACTGTTGTGCCAGCCATTAGAAGGAAACTCCACCAAATCTTGAATTAAATTGTACAACGTTATCTCGTGTACGTCTTACACTACGTGAGGGCTTTATAGCCATGTCTACCACAGAGGCCAATGCGTCGATTACGTCATCGTGTGGTGGGTTGCGAGAGGATAACTCTTCCTCTAGTATTTGAGTATTACCACCTCTGTAGTGCCACATACTAAGGTTGTCGTACCTAGGCTCTAAAGCTGAAGCTATACGTTCTTGTTTATTACCTTGGTTCTTGTTAGGTCTGTACTCTTCTATACTTATAGATAGACCGTGTTGTTTAACTAATTCTTTTAGCTGCTTAACGATTGCAACCTGAGCTACTGTTGTCTCAGCTCTCATCTTACGGAATGACCACTTGGTTGACAAATCAAATATGTGTTGGAAGTAATCAGATATACGGTCAGTCTTAAACCTGTCAATATCTAACACATACACATTATTCTCAGCATCTATTCCTATGACAACGATAGCTGTGTAGTCAGCTTTCTTAGATAAACTAAATGCGAAGTCAACTGCTGCATATACATTAAGTTTATTGTCTCTGTAGAACCAGTACCCATTGTCTTGTCTTAGGTGTTTACGGTCATAATACTGAAACTTATCACGACCTACAGGTACATTATCAGGATCACTTGGGTCATTGTAGTACTGTGCTCTAAACTGTCCTTTGTCTAAGTACTGTCCTCTTTTCTTAGCTAGGACTCGTATGTCGAACCCGAACCACTTACCGTCTTTCCTTTGAGTACGAGGCCATAGCATCTGCCCTGTACCATCACCACTATCTTCAACTGGCCTCTCAAAGATTTCATAGATGTTGTCATCACCTGTCTTATTACCGTCATCATCATACAAGTCTTCTGTCATCTGTAGAAGATCGTTATATAAGTCAGCTGGGTGGTAACGAGTACCTACTACCCACTCCTTTGCGTCAGCACCCTCAATGGATGACAAAAGAGAGTATTGGCTCTTAACTTTATTTCTGCCTTCACCTGTGTACGCATTCTCGTATACGACTATATCATCGAGTACAGCAATGTCGCAGTGCATCCCTGTAAGAGAAGTAGTAAGGCCGCCAGTAAAAACAGATGGGTCACGAACATTTTCTTTCTTACGATCAGGATGGTCTAGCATAATCTCTGAGTTTGTCCATCGGGTACGTTTGCCTTCGTCAGCATTGACATGATCAGGCCAGTACCTTGTGTATATCTCAGAAGTTAAGATACCCTTTATGAATCCTAATTGTTTCTCAGCTAGGTTAGCTGTTGCTGATATATACAGGATTCTAAGAGTTGGTTCTTTTGTTAATTCCCATGCTACACGATAAGCTATAAGTCTTGACTTACCGTGATCACGAGGAAACAGCAATAACTGATGTGACTTATGATCTGGTCTTGTCCACCAATCACAAACATCTTCGTGACATTGCCCTAGTACTTGTTCAGGTGCTATCAGTTTGATGAATGTTGCTAAGTCAGTCTCAGCTGCTTGTCTTATTTGGTCTATTGTTGCCATTATACCCCAAGTTGATTACGGTTGTCAACCTCAAAGTTTCTTTACTCAGCATCCGCAATAGTTAAAGTACCAGCTTCTACTTGCTTGAGTATTTCTGCGTAGTGACGATTAGCTGGGTCTAGTGGGACGAACATCTCTTGTCCGTCTATTGTTGCTTGGATGGAAGTGTTGTTATCATCCATATCAACAATGTATTGTGCTGTTGTAATTGTCATATTATTTTCCATGATTATAACTCCGCATCTGCTTTAACTTTTGCACTATAAACAAAGTTAGTACTAGAGGTAACGACTACTTGTTCAGCACAATTATTTAAGTTATTAGACTGTATCCCATGAGAAGATACACCTGCTCTAGTCCCTTCAGTAGTTGTTGATATTGTAGGGGTCGCCCTCTTTGTAACAGTATAGTTGTATTGAACTGAGTATGTACCTGAACTTGGGTCACCAACTCTAGAACTACCATTAGGTTCTTCATAATACCTTTGGCACTTCGCCAGTTCATCTCCGTATGACCTATGCTCGAATGGAGTTGCAGTGTCGCCGACCTCTAGTTGAAGTCCTGTGATGTATAGTGTAGCAGAAGCAGTTTCAACTAATTCTACTGATCCCGTAGAACCATAGTTTCCAGAAGAAGCCCATGAGCCAGCAGAAGATCGTAAACTTGACCCATTACCTAAATCAAAAGCAACTCTAAGTCCTACAGAGTTATTTGTTAACCAAGTTCCAGACGTGTCACCATCTACTGTAACAGTTTTTCTCTCCCATGTGTTTGCTGAATTAATAGTATACTCAAAAACATACGAACGATTTGTTGCGGCGTTTTGAAAAGCACCACTAAAAGTCCCTGTTAAAGAACTTTTTACATAAAATGACAATGTAAACTTTTGGGCATTGCTTGTGCCTAATGATAATCTTGAGCAGTCTAAACCCTCTGCTTCGTAGCGCATATAGTAATAATCACCAGATGCAATACTACTGTCTGCGGTGTTGACTGTAATCTTTAAACTGTTGCTAAACCCTAATGGAGCATCCGTAGATTGCTCATAGTAAAGAACACCGCCACCTCCTTGGTATTGATGGAAACGATCAACAACATAAGCGCCCTGAGAAGGTGGACTAAAACTCGTCCCACGTTGTGCCACTTGCATAGCACCATTGATTATCATATTCCTGTTCGACAAAGCCCCATCGTCATAGGCGTTACCCAAGTCTGCTAATTGTCTAGCTTTAGTCATAAGTTACTCCTTATGGTTTTGTAGGCCACGTGACATCATCTAGTGAAGTTGCACTTGATGTAATGTCACGTAGTGCTTGTCTGTATGCAGTCTGTGCAGAAGTCATTGTATGATCAGACCCTGCCCACCAATCAGTAGCTGCAATCAAACGATCACGTTCTGCTCTAAGTGCCTTCATAGGTTCAGCCGCAATAAGTTCATCTTTCTTAGCTGATACTGCCGACCAAGTTGTACCCCAATCAGATGGGTCTTGGCTCTCAATAGCTGAACCATTTGCATCTGCGCCAGTTACTTTGGCGTACATGGTTGTAAACTCAGCTTCTGTTGTTGGTTCGCCACGGAGTACCCACTCTGTAACTCCCAACTCTGATAATGCTGTTGATATTGTT